TTAAAAGGTTGCAGAGGTTATCTTCCATACACACAAGGTAAGTATAGTTTAATTATTGAAACAACAGGAAGTGCAAGTATCACATTAACAGAAGATGATATTATAGGTGGATATAATTTATCTATTCCAACAAAGAATGAAAGATATAACAGAGTTATAGTTGGTTTTGTTGACCCAGCTAGAAATTATCAAGTTAATGAAGTTCAGTACCCAGCCATAGATGATAGTGGATATGCAACAGCAGATAAACACGCAACTATGAAAACTGCTGATGGTGGTTTTTTATTAGAGGGTAGATTTACATTTAAAACTTTAACCTCTGCATATCAAGCAGAAGAAATGGCAGAAGTTATTTTAAGAAGAAGTAGAGAAGCATTAACACTTGGTATTAATGTTAGCTTTGATGCTTATGATTTAGCCATAGGAGATATAGTCAATATTACACATAGTTCATTAGGTTTTTCTGCAAAAGCATTTAGAGTTATGGGTTTAACCTTTAACGAAGATTATACGATAGGATTATCTCTTGTTGAGTATCAGGCTAGTCATTATACTTGGGCAAGTAAAGCACAAGTTAGTTCTACACCATCAACAAACTTACCTAATCCATTTACTATCCAACCACCAGCTAGTGTAACACTAGATGATACTTTAGTTGAATATAATGATGGAACTGTAATTGTAGCTTTAGATATAGCGATAGGTGCTTCTCCTGATAACTTTGTTGATTATTACCAAGTAGAATACAAGTTAAGCACAGATTCAGATTATATTATTTATGCACAAGGTTCAGGATTAAATCACAGAGTCTTAAATGTAATTGACCAAAAGATTTATAATGTAAGAGTTAAAGCTGTAAATAGTTTAGGGGTATCGTCAACTTATGTATCAGCAACTAGAACAATAGTAGGTGCTATTGAGCCACCAAGTGATGTTACAGATTTTTCTTGTAATATATTAGGACAAGAAGCACATTTAAGTTGGACACAAATACCAGATTTAGATTTAGCTTTTTATCAAATTAGATATTCAACATTAACAGATGGAACTGGAGAATGGGCAAACTCTGTATCTTTAATAGAAAAAGTATCAAGACCAGCTACAAGTATTAGTACAGTTGCTAGGGCTGGAACTTATCTTATAAAAGCATTTGATAAATTAGGGAATGCAAGTTCTAATGCAACTGCAATAGTTTCTAATGTAACTAGCACATTAAATTTTAATGCAATAACTACTGTATCTGAACACCCTGACTTTAATGGAACATTAACAGATACAGCAATAGTAGATGACACTTTAAGACTAGATTCATCAGAATTATTTGATTCAGCTTCTGGAAACTTTGATACAGAAACAACTAGATTTTTTGATTCAGGTGTTGCTAATGCTGACTTTAAAGCATCTGGTAATTATTTATTTGCAGATGTAGTAGATATAGGTGCTAAACATACTGTAAGAATCACAGCTACTTTAAAACAAACTTCTGATGACCCAGATGATTTATTTGATAATAGAACAGGATTATTTGATGCACAAAATTCTAGCTTTGATGGAGATACACCAGCTAACTCTAATGCACATTTAGAAATTGCTACAAGTGATGATAACTCTACTTTTACTGCTTTTCAAAACTTTGTAATAGGAAATTATACAGCTAGATATTATAAATTTAGAGTTGTTTTAACTTCTACTGATTTAGCTTCAACTCCTGTTGTTCAAGAAGTATCAATTTCAATAGATATGGAAGATAGAATATTTAGTGGAAATGATATAACATCTGGTGCTGGAACTAAAACTGTTACATTTACAAACCCATTTAAAAGTGATAATTATGCAGTTGGAATTACAGGACAAGGAATGGCAACAGGAGATTTCTTTTTAGTAGAAAGTAAAACTATTAATGGATTTAACGTTACGTTTAAAAATTCAGGTGGAACAGCAATATCTAAAACATTTGATTTTATTGCAAAAGGGTTTTAAAAGGAGTATAAAACAATTATGGCACAACACGATTACGATATAGCGAACCAATCTTTCCCAGCTTTTAGAACAGACTTAAATGGTGTTCTTGAAGCTATAAATACATCTAATTCAGGTACATCAAGACCAAGTGGTGCAGTAACAGGAACGATTTGGCTAGATGTTACTTCGGCAAGTACCCCAACCCTAAAATATTACGACGGGGCAGATGATATATCACTTGCAACTTTAGATCATTCAGCAAACACAGTTAATTGGTTAGATAGTTCAGTTGTAGCAGATTTAGTAAATGATACTTCTCCACAATTAGGTGGTCAATTAGATGTTAATGGTAATGCTATTGGAGATGGTACTTTAGAATTATTAAAGTTTTCAGAAACAGGAAGTGCAGTTAATGAATTTACAATCGCAAATGCTTCAACAGGAAATAACCCTGTCTTATCTGCAACAGGGGGAGATACTAATGTTGGAATAGAATTTACTACAAAAGGTACAGGAACAATTAAATTTAACGATCTAGCTTATATTCCACAACAAGCATTAACATCATCATCAAATGCTGTTGCTTGGGATACACAAGCTAAACCAAACGCATATCATCTAACAACAGAAAACACTACTTTCTCTGCACCAACTAATCCTGTTGAGGGTGCTTTTATTTGTGTAGAAATTAATTATAATGGTTCACACACAATCGCTTTTAATACAGTATTTGAATTTGCGGCTTCAACTGCACCAACATTTACTTCGGCAGATGGTAAAACTGATATATTAGTTTTTAAATACAATGGTGCTATTTGGCAAGAAGTAGGTAGAACATTAAATTTAAGTGAAAGTTAAAATATGTACGCATTAGTAGAAGATGGTTCAATATCAAAATTAATTACAAATCCTAAATCAATGGTTATAGGAGATGTAAGATACCCAGCTAAAATATTTCAATTATGGTCAGCTTCTGAATTAAATGCAATAGGTATTTATGAAGTAATAACTAACAGCACAAACTTTAAAGATGAGAAGTGGTACATCAACACAAATGAATCTTATGCTTTTGCAGACAACCAAGTAACAAGATCATGGGGAACTGCTACACCTAAAGCACACGCAGATAGTTTATGGACACAGACAGATTCAGATGATGGAAATTTACCTGATGACAAAGAAGTTGGAGATGTAAAAGTTGAGGGTTTAAAAACACAATTAATTAGAACTTTAAAATCACAAGTAGCTGGAATATTATCTAATACTGATTGGTACATAACTAGAAACACAGAAAAATCTACTGCTATACCATCTTCAATATCTACTTACAGAGATGCTGTTAGAACTAAACAAGCAGAAATGGAAACTGCAATAACAAATGCAAGTGATACTCCAGCATTAGAAACTTTATACACATACACTACAGATAGTGATGGTGTTCAATCAAGACCATTAGGCGAACTTCCAACATTGGAGATTTAATGCCATTAATACTTGGAACTAACTCCATAAAAGACACAGGCTATGATGTAGCTAACTCATTAAGGTTTAATAGTGGAAGTAGTGATTATTTAAACAGAACACCAAGCAGTTCTGGAAATAGAAAAACTTGGACTTTTAGTTTTTGGATTAAAAGAACAAAATTAGGTGTTACTCAATATATTTTAAGTGCTAATGATGCAAGTGCTAATTTCAGCACATTTAGATTTAATGGAGATCAAATAGAACACTATGAATATTACAGTTCTGCTGTTCAATATAGTTTAAAAACCAATAGATTATTTAGAGATGTTTCGTCAAACTACCACATTTTATTAGCTTACGATACTTCACAAGGAACTGCCGCAAATAGAATTAAATTATATGTAAATGGAGTTCAAGAAACTTCTTTTGCAACATCATCATATCCATCTCAAAATTATGACAGTTTTTTTAATTCAACTAGCTATGTTAATTATTTAGGTACAGAGGGTGGTAGTAATAATGCTGATGGTTATATGTCAGAAGTTTGTTTCATAGATGGAACAGCATTAGACCCAACATCATTTGGAGAATTTGACGAAGATAGTGGAATATGGAAACCAATAGATGTATCTGGTTTAACCTTTGGCACAAATGGATTTTATTTAGACTTTGAAGATAGTTCAGCTTTAGGAAATG